AGCAGATCGAACAGGGCGGTCTGGGCCAACTCATAGTCAGCGCCTGACAGCGCGCCGGCCAGCGGCAGCAGGACGCGCCATTTGCGGTTCTCTGGTGTCGCGCCGGAGGATGAGTAGGCCAGCAGGCTGACAGGGCCGCAGACGGCCTCCACGGCGGCCAGCACGTCATCTAGGCTGGGGTTGCCCCGGTCGATGTCGAGGGCGAGCATACGGAAGGCCCCACGCTCGCGCTGGGCTTCGTGGGATCTGCCGTCGTGTTCGCGGTAGGTCGATGGAATGAAAAAGTCGGCGTCGATCTTTTCTTTCGCCTGCGGTGTTGAGACCATGCGGGCGATGTCGGCCCAAGAGATGCCGGGATAAACCTGGCCGGGCTTGTCGATGAGCGTGTGAAAAGAGCCGGGGGCTGTCAAAAAGCGGATGTCAGACATTGTGGCCACCGCGACACTTGCCACCAGATATTGCGTGCATTATAGTTTCTCCTGCAAGGTTTCTCCGCCTGCAACCGTAACCTGCTCCTCCCTCGGTTACGCCTGCCTTAACTGAACCCCGGCGCGTTGGTCTCACGCCGGGGTTCTTTTTATCTCACCAAGGGATATCGTCCCCGAGTTCTTCCTTGATGCTCTCGCGCTTCTGCTCGGTCAATGGCGCCTTGGCCTGCTCAAACGGATCGGCCTTGCTCTCGACGGTGTCAAAGTCATCCATGCCGCCGTCGCCGTAACGGGCTTCGGTGACCTGCACAGCGTCAAGCAGGAGGCTGATGCCGCCGTTCCCATCGGGATCAATCACAGCGACGGCCCAAGCGCGCACGGTGCCTTTGGACCCGCCCCAGAAGGCCAGATCGGCCAGCGGCTGCTTCTGCCCGTCGATGACGGTGGGCGCCTTGTTGGGCGTGCCGTCTTTCTTCATGCCGTTGCGCTTGGCGGAGAACTGCACGATCCCGGTTTCGTTGCCATGCTCGTCCTTCAGCTTCTTCATGCCGAAGATGGTTTTGAACTGGGGCATCTTGCTGTTGCGCGAACGGCAGGCCTCGTAGTGGGCGCGCAGCTCTTCGTAGAGAGGCTTGGCCTGTTCTTTGGGCATGTCGAAGGCCACGCTCCAGGCCGCGTTGGAGGCGGTGGGCGCGCAGGGTTCGCTGGCCTGCTTTTGGGTGTTGAACCGATAGGTCTGGTTCAGCTTGGGATACTGAAGGGTCACGTTCTTGACGAGAACCTTGTGAAAGTCACTGTCGTTGTTAGCCATGATTTGCTCCTCTTTGGCTTGTGGTCTCAGAAGTCTACGGTTTGGTCGAAGATGTCATCTTCGGTGGTCTCGGTCTGCCAGCGCGGCAGATCGATATGGTTAATCAGATCCCATCCAGTTGGGAAGTCCATAACGGCGATGGCATTGCTGATCTTTTGGAGGGTCTGGGTCACGATCATGTCGGCGTGGTCCAGATAGCGGTCGGTGAGGGCATGGACACCGACAGCAAAGGGTGCCTCCTTTTCGACGGCGATGAACATGAACGTCTCGGCCTTGTACCCAGCGGCACGCAGGGCGCGCAGGTAAAAGGCGGCCTGCACGTCATATGCGTACTTGCGAAGCTCACGCGGGAAGCCGTCGGGGCTGGCGTCGGTGGTGGTCTTCACGTCGAACACCAAGCCAACCCCTGGCAGATAGCCGTCTGGCCGGCATTTGATCTCAGTGCCTGTCGCCGGATCGATACCGAAAAAGCTGGCTTCGGCGACGAAGGTCGGATCGGCCAGATACATGGCCGCGACCGGGTGAGCCTTGACGGCATCTGCGATGCGCGCGGCCAGATCGAAGTCCCCCTCGGGCAGGAGGATGACGCCATCCAGATCTGCTTCAAGCTGGGCTTTCTTCCACTTGTCACCGCGGCGATCTTCCGGCCCACGGCGGACCAGCTTTTTTTCCGGCTCCAAAACAAGCGCGTGGACGGCTGACCCCATGGCGAAGGCGCTGCTTTCTTTGCGGACCTTGCCCTTCCAGTGGGCCAGCGAGGTTTTGTAAACCGCTTTCACGTCGGATGACGAGATCGCGGGATGGGCGTGGTATTCCTTGTTGGTCAGGTCGGTTCTCATTTCTTCCTCCATCCGTAATATGCGATCAGCGCCGCCTCGGCCCGACCGTCGTCTTTCTTGCGCGCCCACAGGTTGGACTGATCCGGGAAGACGCTTGATGCGTATGCCCTGGATGCGTCCTTGTCGGTGGACAGGCCGAAGTGCTTCTTCCACGCCGCCGGAGGCACTTCATTCGTCGGCACGCCCGCGTAGAACAGGCAGGCCTTCATCTCGCCGTAGGCCTGCGCGATGGTCACGGCATTCTTGATGCCGATCATGCGCGGGAAAAACGGCTTTTCGATCCAGGCGCACCGCACGCTGCCGATCTCGGACAGGATGGCGCGCTTTTCCTCGATGGTGCCGGGCATGTCGAACACGCTCACGCTCATGTCGTCACCGTCCATGACCGCGATGGCGCCCGTCTTGCCGGGGTCGATGCCGATGTAAAGCGCCATTACTCAGGCTCCCCGCGTGCGTGGTCGATGGCGAAGCGTACAAAGCCGCTTCTGTCGCCGTGCATTGGCGTGCTGACCTGATACGATGTGACCGATCCCACGCCTGTGCGGCCAGATCCGAAGCGGTATTTAAACTGCGTGTTCATTTCGCCGCCGTGAACATCAACTAAGCCGTCGATGATTGCTTTGAGTTCGTGCAGCTTCATCACTCGCCCGATCCGATCTCGCCAGCCAGCGCAGAGTAGCCTGCGGCGTCGATGGCGTTGTCAGCGTGCATGGGGTTCGACTTGGCGCGGGCCAGCTTCAGCAGGGTCATCATCACGGCCACGTCGTGCGGCTTGATGTTCATATTGAGGTGCGCCGACCAGTAAGCCGCGATCAGGCCGAAGTTGGCCTCAGCGCTGCCGTGCGTGTTGGCGCGGTCAACGGTGATGTATGCCTTGGCGGTGTCGAGGATCTCAGAGCGGTTCATTTCCAGCACTCCTTCTCACGCAGGCCGTCGATCCCGGTGATATCGGCCAGCCGATTGCGGTAGATCGCGCCAGGCACGATGTTGTTCTGCATCCAGCGTGACATGCTGGATTTGGCGACGGGAACTTGGTCAGCGATCCAGCCGAGCTTGCGCCCGCCGTCCGCTGCCCACTGTCTGATAAGGTCTTGAGCCTGCACGGCGTCCTCCTGTGTTTCGGTTTGGCCTGTCTATTTGCTAAAAAAAGATGCGTCAAGCGTAATTTTTTGCTTGCACGCGGTGTGGCAGGCTGTATGGTGGTCCTACGAACTAGGAAATTAAGCAAGCAAACATAGCGCAGAGCGCGGCAATCCTGCCCCGCAGCGCATGAACCGGGAGGTTCCCATGACTGTTTCTCTTTCTTCTGCCTGCCTCGCCATCGCTCTGGCCGACGAGCGCGGAACGCTCCGCCTGATTGAGCGCACCTCGCGCTTTGGCGACACCTTCGTGGCTATGGTCGACGATCACGGCACGATTGAGATTGCCGACGATATGGCGGCAGCGCTTGCCAGGGTCGAGGCTCTTCGTCGGCGGGCCGCATGACCCGCTACCGCTACGAAGAAGACTACGGCGACTGGCTTTATCACAAGCAACGCGACGATGAACTAGATTGGCTGGGCGTCATCGCCCGGCCAGAACCCCGCCCCCAGCCGGCGGCCTACGCGCCGCCCCAGTGGAAACCAACCAAAGACCAACCAGACCCACCATTTTAGGAGAGCAACATGTCAGACCCAACCATCCTCATCACGCTGGAGCAGGCCGAGGCGGCTCTGGAGTGCATCGACCGCGACATCGAACGCAACTACACCGACGACCATCCGAACTACCACGACACTGGCGAGATCATGTTTCTGCTGCGCCGCGCCGAACTGCGCCTGCGCTTGAGCGCCGCAATTAATGCAAACAAAGGGAAATAAGCCATGCGCATTCGTGACATACTCGCCGACCTGATCGGCGTCATCGCAATCTTCGGCGGCGGCTACGGCCTCCTGCTGATCGGCCACGGGATGGGGTGGTAAGATGGCAGTCAAACTTGGAGCAAAGGACACCCACATCGTGCTGACCGCGCTGTGGGACTACCGCGAGACGCTGACGATTTACAACGACACTAGGCCCACGCCAGAACTTAAAGACAAGATCGACAGCGTTGACCGCCTGATCGAAAGCTACAAGAAATCATACTTCGCCTTGGACAGATTGGGGATCATGTGATGACCATCGAGGAATGCCGCGCCTACATCGCCCGCAAGCAATCGCAGATCGACGATCTAGAAAAGAGATACGGCACTGGCGTCAGGCCGTCATGGGTCGGTGAGGAGATTATGATCCTGATCCACTATCAGCGCGACGCCGAAGACCAACTTGCATATCTGGAGAAAAACAATGGAAACTGAATTGCTCGTCACCAACGTGCTGGCCACTGGCACGGCCTTCGGGGTGCTTTCCGAAGACATGACGCAGAATGTGTTCATACCCAGCAAGCACGCGATAAACGCCGGCCTGCGCCCCGGCCAGAAGATCCTGGCCCAGATCGTGCCAAACGTGACGCACGGCGAAAAGACGCCCTGGGTGGTGATCTCGATCGAAGGCCATGAGCCGACGACC